GCTTGTGATTCTTGCGGGCATGGTATATGTTGCGCAGGACTTCGTAGTTCAGCATCACGGTTCGCTTCTGGTTGTAGCTGGAAGGAAGTAACTGAATCAACTGCCACCAGTGCGACTTCCGTACTTCCGGGTCATCTTCGCCCAGATACAGTCCCCGGTACAAGTTCAGTATGTTTATGACGTGGCACAATGCCGTATCAGCCTTACCGTACAGGTGTTCGTGACTGAAATCCTCCATCGTGAACACCTTATCCGTGATCTTGTGCATGGTGGAGCAGGAGTTCGCCACGGTTCCCACCTTGTAGGTATCGTACTCCTTCCACCAGTACAGCGGGGCCGTGATGTCCATATACACGACGATCATCCGCAGGAACTTCCTATGGTCAGTCCCGGCCTTGACCAGTGTTTTCATCAGGGCGAGGTCGTTGTTGCCGATCTCCACTTTGCCGTCGAAAGCATAGGTAATGCTATCCATCTTGTCCCAGCTATTCATAGGGTTTCGCATACCACGGATTGCGTCACCCCAGCCATAGGTTCTGATTTTCTCAACTTTCAGCACCTTTGCGCCACTCCTTCCTTGCCCGCATGAACTCCTTGTAGGTCATGCCGTTGCGTTCAGCCGCATCATGCAGCACTCGGTTCTTTTCGCCGTAACTCCCCGGTAGGGGCTTGTCAGCCATACCTACCGGGTGGATGTAGTACCGAGAACTTCCCTTCTGCTTGCTTGCATCGAAGATCATTTGCCCCTCGCAATCTTGCGCAAAGCGTCTGCCACAGTAGGCAATGACTTCCGCAAAGCGTCAACCATAGCCTTGATCGAACAACAGTTTGCTTCTTCGTGCCACAGCGGACAATGACTTCCGCAAACATAACTCTCACTGTCGGTTTCACCGAAGGGGCAGTATACTTTTCCGTTGTCGCCCATCACATAGACTTCCTTTCCGCGATTTCAGCCATTTTCGCAGCGTTCAGCCGGGTATCACCGTGGACACGGGAGAAGGACAGGTAGCCGTTCATGCGGTCAATCTTGGTCAGGTTCCGACTGCCGCACTTGGGGCAAACGTCCATTTCGAGTTCTTGGTGTCCACAGTCATCACAGTAGGCCAGAGAGAGATTCACGCCCTCATAGTAGCCCAGCTTCATTGCCCGCAGCACCAGTGTCCGTACAGCGTCAATGTTGTAGGCCACGGGATAGCGCACATACTGGATTTTGCCGCCGTTGCAGAGGTTCCAGAACCGCCCTTCGAGGTCTTGCTTCTCAATCGGGGAAATGTCCTCGGTGACGTGGCAATGGAAGGAATTACTCACGTAGGGCCGGTCACTCACGTTCTCCACGATGCCGTACTTCTTCCTGAACTGTTCGATCTGCAACCCGCACAGGCTTTCAGCGGGAGTACCGTAGATCGCGTAGAGTATGCCGTCCTCGGCCTTGTAGCCAGCCACCTTGTCATTGATATACCGCATCACTTCGAGGGCAAATTCGCCGTCCTCGGCAATGGATTTGCCGTTGTACAACTCCTGCAACTCATTGAGCGCGGTAATGCCGAAGGAACAGGTCGCCGCTTTCAACAGGGGCTTGATCTTGTCGTGGGGGTTCAGGTGTCCACCATAGAACCCGCCCTCGCAGAAAGCAATGGGATTGACACTTGCCCGCATTTCCCCGAGGTAGTCATACGTGCGCTTGTGTATGCCCCGTATCATTTCGAGGTAGTAGTCCAGCACTTCGTAGAAGTCCCGGCTTTCCTGCCGCGCTTTTGCCAGAATCATAGGCAGGTGGAGGGACACGGCGCCCACGTTGAAGCGGCCTACGAACACTGGTTTGTCATCCTCGTCAGCCGGGGCCATGCCTCCGCGCTCGAACCACGGGGACAGGAACGCCCTGCAACCCATCGGGGAAATCACCCTGCCGTACTTCTTGTACATTTCGGCAACGTATCCTTCGCCGGTCAGGGAAAGCCAGTCAGGGTACATGGTCTGGCAACTGCACTCAATCCCGGCCTCAAATACGTCGTTGTTCACGCAACCGGGGCCGTGAAGGTTCTCGTCATACAGGAAAACCAGTTTCGGGAACAGAACGGGTTTCTTGTTTCCCGGCTTGCCCTGCCCGTTCATGTGGACACGCAGGAAGGTCTTGCTTGCCATCTTGCCGAAGGTGTCCGTCGCCAGCCCGAAGGTCATTGTGATGAAGGGATAGTCGCCACGGGAGGAACCCACGGTATTCAGCTTCATTTCAATGCCCTGAAAGCCCTGCTCGAAGTCGCGTTCAACCTTCCGCAGCGCGTAGTCACGGGCAGGTTCTTCGTTGTACTCTTTCAGTCCTGCAATCGTCATGTACTCGCGGAAATACTTGTCAGCGGACTTCTCGGCATACGGGGACAGGATTTTGTCAACCTCCGGGACGGTAAAGCCGCCGTACTGCTGTGAAGCGGTAGCGAGTATGATGTCGCCCAGCACGTCAAACGCCGTGTCAAGGGTCTTGGGTTCGTTGTACCAGACGTTCCCCATTTCAAACCCGCCCGTCATGATCGAAGCAATGTCACACAGACAGCAGTTCATGGTGTCCAGCCGCGCAGACTGATCGTGGATGTAGATGTAACCATCCTTACAGGCTTGCAGTTCGTCCTTCGTCATAAAGAACTTGCGATACAGCCGCTTGTTCAGTTCATTGAAGATCAAACAGCGCTTCGTCGCCACCAGCGCGGAGTCGGAGTTCGCGTTTTCCTTGTCGCCTATGAAGCGAATGGACTGCGACTTCGTAAACACTTCGTCCATCATGTGAACAAAGTCCTTCTTGTAGTTGCGGTAGTCCCGGTAGGACTTGGCAACTGCCGGGTTAAAGTCCTCCAACACCTTCTCCACGACGTTGTGCATTTCGGCAACGGGAACCATTTCAATGTTCTTCGCTGCCAGAATCAGCTTTACGTGTACGACGATGCCTTTGTAGTCCTTTTCGGTCAGTTTGACCATAGCCCGCGCAGCGGACTTTTCGACGGCGCGCCTGATCTTGTCATCGTCAAACGCTTCAAGTGTGCCGTCCTTCTTTATGACCATCATACAGAATCACCTTCCCTTCTTTGAGAGTCTTTTGTACGTCAATGACGCGCTGATTTGTGCTGCCCGCCCACGGGTAGTTCACGTCTTTGAGGGCTTCGACAAACGGCCCGTCCACCAGCACGTCTATGTATTCCATGATAGACAGCTTGCCGTTTATGTCGAAGATGATTTCATCCCATGTATAGCCGGTATACAGCCATATGGTCTTGTCAGGGTAGTGTTCCTTGAACCATGCCGCCAAATTGCCGACAACCTGAACATTCTTGGGATGAAGCGGGTCGCCGCCTGAAAAGGTCACGCCCGCAACGTAGTCTTTCCGCAGGTCGGCTTCGATCTCTTTCATGGCGTCTGCCAGAAAATGCAAACCGTCATCCGGGTTCCACGTCAAGGGGTTTTGACAGCCGGGGCAATGGTGATCGCAACCGGCAACCCACAGCACCACGCGCAAGCCCTCGCCGTTGTTCATGTCATCGTGGGTTATGTTGTGGTAGTTCATCACACGTCACCCGCTTTTCTGTGTTCGGACTGAACGATGTTGAACCCCTCGGGATAACGCCGCATCAGCTTGTCCACGTTCAGGCGCATGATCTCGTCCAAATCCCAGTTCATGCTATGGCATATCATGGCGATATACCAGCACACGTCGCCCAGTTCCTTCTTCGCGTGTTCAACGTCAAGGTTGGCTTCGTGGAATACCCACTTCTTGAACATATCCGTCAGTTCCCCGGATTCACCCGCGAGTCCCAGCAGACCGTTCAGCAGACCGGCAAGGTCGTAACCCATAGCCGCCGCCTCCTTCGTGGCGCGTTCCAGACGTTCCCCGGCCTTGCCGTCATTCGTCCGCATCGCCAAATTCTGATAGTTGTTCATAGTGAATAGGCTCCTTTTCCAGTCGTTCCAGAATTGCTTTACCGTCCAGTTTGGTCATGGAGTTGAAGTAGTCAGACAGGAAGAACGCTTTGACTTTCTCAAATAGTTCCTTCGTGTCCTTGTCTTTCGGAAACATTGCCGTCATCCTGCGGTACAGCCGGTAGTCCTTCCCGGCCTGTTCCAGAATTGCTACAGTCAGCTTTTCAGCGCCGTATTCATCAAGGCTTTTCAGCCTTATGCAACCGGGCTTACCCCCCCTATAAGGGCAACCGTAACATTCAGGTTTTCTACTTGCATATTTCCAGCACTCTTTATTCGTCATGGCCCTTGCCCTTCATCGCCTGTTTGTAGTCAATCACGTTCTTGCCCGTAAGCACAAGCCAGTAGGCGCATATGAACAGCCACACGTTTTCCTTCGCTACCTGTCCGCAGAATACGATTGCGGATAAGAGCGTCAGCAGGAATATACACAGTTCAGTCACATTCTCACTCCCTTCAAAGCGTCCACAGGAATATACCCGCTGCCATGCCGAGGAAAAAGGCCAGAATGATAGCCTTGATCGCAACGCACACGGTCATGTCCCCTGAATACGCGCCGCCATCATGTCAGCCGTGTGCGTCCACAACACGGTTCCGTAGCACTCAATCGCAGCGCCGTAGTGGTTCCAGTTGGCCTTATCGTCGAAAGCACCCATGTGCCAGCGGATGCACAGGATTTCTTCTTCGGTCAAGGCCGTCAGCGATTGCGCCAGAATTACGGACTTTTCGCCGTGTCCGGGCAGGGGAAGGTCGTTCACATACACATATCCGTCAGGCGTTTCGACGTACTGATCGCACTTGCAGAGGTCATGCAGCATACCCACGATGTAGGGGCTACTTTCCTTCTCCCACTTCAACCCCAGCTTTTCAGTCAGGGCGACAAGGTTCCTTGCGACTGCGTAGCTGTGATCGAACAGCCCGCCACGGTAGTTGCCGTGATACTTGGTACTCGCGGGGCAATCGAAGAAACCGCGCTGATACAGCTTTTCCAGCAGGTCTTTTGCGGCCTCATTGCCGATACCCTTACCCATCAATTCCATGAACATAACCAGACGATCTTCCGTGGTCATAACTTAATTACTCCCTTCTATGTCACTCGGGGAGGGAGGAATACTCCCCCCCCGCAGCGGCCTCAATCATCACCCAGTATGGAGTTCAAATCCAGCTTTGCGCCCTTCTTCGGCGCGGGGGCCGGGGCTTCTTCCTCGTCCTCGTCATCTTCGTCATCTTTCGCATAGCCGGTTGCGGGAGCAACAGACCTTGCGCGGGCAAACACGGTATCGCGGCCCTTGTACTCCACGGTTTCGTGCGTGACCTCGAACATGGCGAACTTCCCCATGAGGTCTTTCGGGTCAATCGCGTCGATCTCGTTGTCGTTGAGAAGGTTCCGGGCCGTGATGGAGAACGCCCACGCGCCACCGTCCACGTTCAGGTCAAACCGTTCCGTGTACTGCTTGCCCGCCTCGGTTTCCAGCGTCAGTTCCACCTTGTTGTAGGTTTCCTTGTGGTTCACCTTGACCACTTTCATTGCATACTTGCCCTCGGGAATGGTTTCAAAGGCTTTCAGTCCGATCTTACCCATGATTGTTTATCCTCCTGTTCTCGTTGGTTACTGCGGCCCTACCGCCATCTTGGAGAGGGTCAGCTTGTAGGTCGGGGACGGCTTGCACTTGTACTTCTCCAACACGCCGTCCTTCTTCATTGCGGCCTCGTCAAACTTCATGGTGACGCTCAATGAGGTCGTGAACTCGTAGCGGCAACCGGGTATGACCACTTTCTTGTCTCCCTCCCGGAACTGCTCTTTCGCCGCCTCTTTTATGAGGTCTTTCAGTTTTGCCAGCCGCTTTTCGTCCTGCTCCACGGCCTTTGCCGCTTCGGTCAACTTGTCCTGCAAGTCCTCGGCTTCCTTGACCAGTGCGGCAAGGTCGGTTTCAGGGTTCAGGGTGTTGGAGCGAAGCACTTTCAGGATTTCAGCATCGGCCTTTTCGTCAAACTTGGGCGAAACGCCGCCCTCGACGTGCTTCTTCCACCACTGTTCTACCTTTGCCACGATCTTGTTCATGTTCGGGTAGCGTTCAAATACCCTAAATGGGCGCTGGAAGGTGTTATTGTCACTGACAACAAACTGGTCGGGGTGTTCGTAGTCCTGATCTTCGAGGATGGTACAGACCATAATCACGTTGTCCACGCCCAGCAGGTAGGCATACAGGGCCGCTTGCAGCGCGTAGTATTCGGGAATATCGTCAAGCCAGTCCTCGGCCCGCTTCGTAGTTTTCATCTCCAACACGGTATCAGGATTGCCGTTCTTGTCCACGAACAGGTAGTCCCACATACCGCCGAAGATTTTGTTGTCCGAGAAGAAGTCGCCCCTCGTTTTCCTGAAATAGTCCGGGCCGTACATTTCAGTCGGACTTACGACTTTCTTCCAGAAATAGGTTTCCTGCATATACTCGGCCTGTTTCGGCTCAATGGTCTTACCGGCAATGGTGTAGATCGTGTCCTCGAAGGGTTCCTCATAGGTTCGAGTAATCGCGCACCATGCGTTGAAGGGAGTAGTCCAGCGGTTCAGCCCCATGATCGCGGCAAACCGTGTGCCGGTACACTTCTTCGGGTTTTTGGGCGGGACAACGGTAATCGTTTTGTCATCGTTCCACTTCATTCTTCTTTGCCTCCAATTCCAGATACTCGTTCAGATACCAAACGGCCTTTTCGATGTCCTCACTGCCGTTCTTTTCGTTGCACCGCCACAGATACTTGAAAGCATTGAGTAGACAGAAAACCTTGACGGCTTCTATGCCGTACACTTCGATCATCACGTCAATGCACTCAAACTTCCCCTGATTGTAGTGAGAAGGATGTTCGACGTTGCTCATGCCTCATACTCCTTCAAGATTTCCTTGATACTCTCAATCAGGGTCGCGCAAGCGTCGGGCTTGATCTTGGTGAACGATTTCGTCTTGACAGCGATGGACTGAACGAAATCCTCATGCGTGTCATCCTTCGCCAGAAGGGTCTTGCACAGCTTTTTCAGTTCGTCCAACTGCGGGTCGGTCTTGTTCTCGGCGGTCAGTTCCTTCTTCGCCGCCTTGCGTTCCTCGGGGGTCGCCGGGGCTTTCGGCGGTTCCTTCTTCGCCGGGGCCTCGTCCTCGCCGTCCTCGGTTTCGGTTCCCAGCGAAGCGTCGATCTCGTCAGGCTCCGTCACGTCCAGAACCATCATCCACAGGTAGCGCCGCATATAGGTGATGCTGGAACCGAGGGCTTGCATGGCGTTGGTGACAACCTTGCCCGCCTTAGACACGATCTGTTCAACCTCGCGGTACTTGATCGCAAAGGTCAGGCCGGGTTCCTCCGGGTTGTCGGCATTGTAGACCGTCATGGTCGCCGTCTCGCCGCCGAAGTTGGTTACACTGGTCAGGCCAACCGTGGCGAAAATGCGCAGCGCAGCGGGAACGATGTCCTCCAACTCGAAATACTGGAACTCCAAACTGGTGTTCACGCCAGACTTCTTCATCTTCTTGTTCAGGAAGTACAGGCGGGCTTTCGCCAACTTCTGCTTGACGTTCATGGTGCTG